CGCGCCGACGTGGCTCGCGGGCGCCGCGCTCGCGGAGTGGACCCGGCTTGCGCCGATCCTGCATCGGCTCGGCCTGCTCACCGAGATCGACGGCGCCGCGCTCGCGACGTACTGCCAGGCGTGGGCGCGCTGGCGCGAGGCCGAGGACCAGATCACGAAATTCGGCATGGTCATCAAGGGGAAAGGCGGATTCCCCGTCCTCTCGCCGTACGTGGCCGTCGCCAATCGCGCGATGGCGCAGATGAAAGGGTTCCTCGTCGAATTCGGCATGACGCCGAGCGCCCGCAGTCGCGTGCACGCCAGCGCCGACCGCGACACGCCGGCCGATCCGTTCGCCGAATTCGACGGCCGCCTCGAGCCCTGGGAGCCCCCGTCTGGCCAGTCCGCATCCGATTGACGAGTACCCGCGCGACGTGATCGCCGGCCGGATCCCGGCGGGCAAATACCACCGGCTGGCCTGCGAGCGCCATCGGCGCGATCGCGCCCGCGAGCACACCGACGCCTTCCCGTACGTGCTGCACCTGCCTGAGGTCGACCGCTTCGTGCGCTTCGCCAGTCGCTTGCGCCACTACAAAGGCGAATGGGCGGGGCGGTTCATCAGTCTCGAACCCTTCCAAGTGTTCCAGCTGGGGTCGATGGTCGGGTGGGTGCACCGGGACACCGGCTACCGCCGCTTCCGCAACGCGTACACCGAAATTCCACGGAAGAACGGCAAGAGCCTGACGGCCGCGCTGATGTCGTTGTACGTGACGTTCTTTGACGGCGAAGCCGGCGCCGAAGGCTATGTCGCCGCCACCAAACGCGACCAGGCGTTGATCGTGTTCAACGACGCCAAGCGCCTGGTCCGCGCCAGCAATCTGCGGCGGCGCATCCAGGTCCTGACCGGCAACCTCAATCGCGATCTCCTCGCCCAAAAGCTGCAGCCGCTCGGCGCTGACGAAGACTCGATGGACGGCCTCAACGCGCACTTCATCAACCTCGACGAGCTCCACGCGATGAAAACGCGCGGCATGATCGACGTCCTCGAGGGGTCGACGGGCGCGCGCCGGCAGCCGTTGGTGTTCAAGATCACCACCGCGGGCGCGAACAGCCAGTCTCCCTGCGGTCACGAACACGCCTACGCGTGCCAGATCCTGGAGGGCGTCCTCACGGACGAGACCTACTTCGCGTTCATCGCGCACGCGGACGTCGACGACGACTGGACCAGCGAGCTCGCGGCGCGCAAGGCGAACCCCAATTACGGCGTCTCGGTCAACCCCGCCGATCTCGCGGCGAAACGCGTCAAGGCACTCGGAATTCCCGCCGCCGCGGCGGCCTACCAACAGAAGCACCTGAATTGGTGGGTCCACACCGATCAGCCCTGGCTGTCGCTCGACGGGTGGCGGGCCGGCCAGACGCCCGCGCGGCCGCTCGAGGCGTTCAGCGGCCGCTGGTGCATCGTCGGCATCGATCTCGCCTCGAAACTCGACTTTCTGGCCTTGTGCGCCGTGTTTCCCCCGATCGACACCGACCCGATCTGGCGCGTGCAGCGCTGGGTGTGGACCCCGGCGGCGACGCTCGACGACCGCGCCGAGCGGGACCGGGCGCCGTATCGGCAGTGGGTCGACGACGGGCACCTGATCGCCGTCGACGGCACGCGCGTCGATCACCGCGTCGTCCGGGCGGCCCTGGCCGATCTCGCGGCGCGGGTCGACATCCGGGCGATCGGCTTCGACCCCTGGCATGCGGATCAACTCGAAGTGCAGCTCGTGACCGACGATGGGTTCGCCGCCGATCGGGTCGTCGAGGTCTCGCAAACGTTCGCCGGCATGTCGAGCGGGTGTAAGACGCTCGAGGCCGACGTCCTCGCCGGCGCGGTCGACGCCGGCGGCTGCCCGCTGATGGAATGGTGCGTATCGAACACCGTGGTGAGTCGCGACAACAAAGACAACATCTACCCGGTCAAGAAACGGAGCCGCGGCCGCATCGATCCGGTCGTCGCGATGGGCATCGCCTGGAACCTCGCGGCCCGCCAGCGCGACGAGCCACCTGTCGAGATGCCCGACCTGGTCGTCGTGTGAGCGTGGGTCGTCGATCAGGGGTGTCTTCGCGCCAATAACGCCGATCCCGTGTCGACGTAGCGCCCGCAACGCGTCGTCGAGCGGTTCGCACAGCCAGGGCGGCAACGCCTGCGCGCGGCAGGCCTGCGCGAGGCTGCCCGCGTGCGCGAGACAGCGGTGCAGGAACGGCACGAGCGCCAGCGGCAGGTCCTCGGGCGGGTCCGCGAGCAGAGGGCGCAAGATCCGTTCAGTCGCGGCGAGGTCGTAGATGTAGGACACGACTTCGCGTTCGAGATCGAGCACCGAGAGCGGCGTCATCACTGGCCGTGCCCCGTCTTCGACGCGTGACAGGACGCGCAGAGCGCCTGCAGGTTGCACCAATCCCAGAACAGGCGCGCGTCGCCGCGGTGTGGCTGGCGGTGGTCGACGTCGGTGGTCGGCCGCCCGCAGGGTACGTGCCGTCCGTAGCCGGGGCACCGCGGTTCCTGTGTCAACTTCGCCGCGCGCCAGCGGCGCCACGTCGGCGAGTGATACCAGTCGCGGACGTCCTGATTGGGCCGCTGCGACTCGCGATGCGGATCGTGCCTCGGGCAGTACCCGCGCGCGACGAGCGTTGAGCAGCCAGGCCGTAGGCAGTAGCGCATTTCACGTCACGTCCGCCGCGCCGGGGCTCGCCGCCGGCAGCATCAGGCCTGGCTGCCCTTCTGCGAGCATGCGATGCACGAGATCGAGCGCGCTGTTTTGTAATGCGACCACCGTCGGTGCGAGCACGGCCCTGGCGGCGGCCCTGGCGGCGGCCCAGGCGGCGTCCCTGGCGGCGGCCCTGGCGGCGGCCCTGGCGGCGGCCCAGGCGGCGTCCCTGGCGGCGGCCCTGGCGGCGTCCCTGGCGGCGTCCCTGGCGGCGGCCCAGGCGGCGGCACTGGCGGCGGCCCCGGCGGCGGCCCTGGCGGCGGCCCAGGCGGCGGCCCTGGCGGCGGCCCTGGCGGCGGCCCAGGCGGCGGCACTGGCGGCGTCCCAGGCGGCGGCACAGGCGGCGTCCCTGGCGGCGGCCCCGGCGGCGTCCCTGGCGGCGGCCCTGGCGGCGTCCCTGGCGGCGTCGAGCATCGGCTGTGCCTCACGGCATGCCTCCGCGCTCGTCAGCGGCGTCAGACCCGCGAGCGCCAGCGCGTGCGCCTTGAGATCGCTCTGCAGTGACAGCCACGCCGGTGCCTGCACACGCGCGAGCCAGTCGAGCGCGAGATACGATCGCCGCAACTCAACGTCTGATGTCGACTTCGAGTTGACGAGCAGCGGCACCAGCGGTTTCAGCAGGCGCGTGCGCGTCTCGTCGTCCTTGATGTGGTCATTCCAGTTCCGCAGAAAGGTGCTGATTACCGGGCACGCGCACGTCGGCTGATCAGAATGCTTCTCACCGGCCATCCACGCCACCGCTTCCATCACGCAGAGCGCATCCGCGGATCGCTTCACGTGGCTGCCCTCTTTCAGAATCACCGCATCGAGATTAAGGATGGGCGTCATCGACAGCCTTCCAGCCGGCGTTCGAGTTGTTCGCGATCGGGCGGCTCGTGGGGTATTGGCAGACACAGTCAGTCCTCCGCAGGCGCAGGCAGGAGTCCAGGGCCACTTTCGTCGCCTGCGCGTAGAGCCGGGCGGTCGACATCACGACTCCTCTCGTCGCAGCACGGCCTCGCCGGTGCTCGGGACATCGTCGTACACCCACTCGAACACGGCGGCGGCGCACCGCAGCCATCGCTCGCGATCGCCGTGCGGCCACTCGCTGCCCTCGCGGGGCAACGTGTCGAAGAGGTCCACGATCAACGGGTGCGGCTTCGGTTTGCGCGGCATTACGACTCCTGCGTGGAGCGCGCGGCCGCCACATGGGCCGGCGGGGTGGCCTGGTCGAGCATCGGCACGTCCTGGAGCTCGATCTGCAGCGCCGCCCACTCGGCGGCTTCCCGGCGCTCGGCCTCGCTCCACTCGCGGACCACGTCGAGCCCCACCGTCACACCCGCCTTCGCCAGCTGCGCGACCAGGCTGCGATAGCCCACCCACGCCCCGCCGGTGGCACTGCGCGCGCGGGCGATCGCCTGCGCGAACTGTTCGAGATCGTGTTTCCACGTGCCGTGGCGATCGACGATGCACCGGAATTCTTCGATGTCGTGCTTGCGGATCCGGAAGACCGTGCGACCGCGTTCGTCGACCTTGGGTTCCCCGTCGTCGTCGTACGACACGGTGGCATGACAGAGCTCGTGATCGAGCAGCGCCTCACGCTGGGTGTCGGTCACCGCCGCGTTCATCCAGAAGTCGCGCTGCAACAGGATCACGAAGTCGAACGCCGCGAGCTCGCGATCGAGATCACTGGCCTTCTTACAGCGCCCGAGCGTCACGTGGCCATCGACGTCGGCCTTCCATGAGGTGCACCAGGCGAGCGCGATGCGGGCGTCGCGGAGTTCCTCGTGATGCGCCTCGACGAGCCGCTCGAGGCGCGCATAGATCGGCCGGTGCTGGTCGTCGCGCGCGAGGACCTGATAGCTGACTTTCTTCGGCTTGC